CTGTGATGTGTGTTTGGTGTTAATAAAAATTGTTAACGATATGTTTCGATGATTCTTGTGGATAATAAAAATTGTTATTGTTAAGATAAAATGTTAATTAATCAGTTAAATAAAAATACTTGACAGAGGTGCGCACATGTGGTATACTTAAATCATCAAAAGAGATATAATAAATTAAAAGGAGGAAATGGAAATGACAGTGAAAGATTTACTATATGCTTGTGGTAACGTTGATAATAAAATGCTTATTACAGTGGTTCAGGCAACTGGAAAAGAGCTTGTTTCTCGAAAAAAACGAGTATTTTTTGATGAATCACCGGAATTGCAAATGATATTAAAAATGGAAGTTGATTACTTCAAAGTATTTCCATGTGAAATTGTTATATTAGTCTAAATAAAAGGAGGAATGAAAATGATTTCAAAGTCTAAGGAGCGCATTACAGTTTCATTATTAAAAGCAAATATTGAAGCAGTTGAATTTGAAAGCGAGTGTAATAATCAAACAAAGAGTGAATTTATTGATAATTTAATTACAGATTATATGAACGACTATTTGTTCAAAAGAGTGGTAGAATTAAATATTATAGAAAAACTTAAAGAGTTATGTTTTAATTGTAGATGTTTGTTATATATGAAAATTGAATATGACAAAATTATGATTAAAACTACTGGTTATTATGATAACAATATGGTTAGTATTATAGCGGAGTCAACATTTGATTTCAATGTTAAAATCCTGCAATTAATTAAAAGAACATAAAATTAGTATGGGGGATTATATATGGTTAGGAAAGTTAGTAGAAGAGATTTATTAGAGCGTGAATATAGATCGTTAGTCAAGGAATTTAATGAAAGAGCAAAGGAAATTAAAAAAGCTGGTAAAGCATCAAAAACGGTAGATTATATTAAATCAACAATTAATTCAGGTGCAATTGGCAAAAGAGGGAATTTATTGCATCGTTTAAAATCTAGAAAAATTAGCAATTACGAAGAAGCAATACAGTTATTAAAGAAAGTTAGAAACTGGAAATCGTCAACATTAGAGGGAGTAACGGAAATAGAGAATCAACGAATAGAAACAATGAAAGAAAATTACCCAGAACTTGACAGAATGTCAGACGATGAAATTAAGGAAATACTTACTTTTCTAGGAAGTGTTAAAGGAGTCGAATCGAAAAATAAGTATGACAGTGACCAATTGATTTTAGCTTTGGGCATGCAAAAAATAGATAACAGAACTAAATCTATTAAAGATATATATGACGAAATGCAAGAGTCTGACAAGACAATGGCAGATTACATTCGCAATTCACTAGAGAAAAATAAAGATAAAGATTGGATTTCATTTTAGTAACTGTTAATATGGGGGTGAAAATGTTGTATTTAAAAAAACCAGATACATTACCAGATGCACGGCTATCTGGTTTTTATTATACCTATTCGTTGGAATCAATAGAGAAAAAAATAGATTATCTAGTAAATAATGATGGACTTTTACTAAATAAAAAAGGTAAAGCATTGTTATCCACCCCATTAACGTTTGATATTGAAACTTCTTCGATGCCAGAAAATGACCCACATAATCCGAAGGAATACATGTTAGGTTTTCCGTATCTATATCAGCTGTATTTGCTTGGCACCGTTTTTTTCTGCCGAACAAGGACACAGTGTTATATGCTCTTTTCTGAAATAGAAAGAGTATTATTAAAACACAATATTCAAGCTGTTTGCTATGTTCATAATCTGTCGTTTGAGTATCAGTTTCTTAAATCAATACTAAACATAGATTTTACTAAAGTATTTCTGGTAAAGAATAGAAAAGTGGCAAAATTTGAGTTGATTTCTGATACAATTATTTTTCGTGACAGTTACCTTTTATCTAATATGTCACTTGCAAAGTTTTGTGAAAATTACAACTCACCGGAATATCAGAAAGACAAAGAATTGATAGATTATGAAATTATTCGTTATCCGTGGACTGAATTATCAGATGAAATTCTATATTATTCCGGAATGGATGTAATTACATTATATCAAGCTGTTATGTCAATAATGACAAAAGAAGGTGACACGCTAAAAACAATTCCAATGACAAATACTGGCTATGTTCGACGATCATACAAAAAAGCCTGCTTAGGAAGTACATATAACGGTGGTTCATACCGGGCGAAATCGGATGCTAAATTTAACCAGAAAAAAACATATCGGCAAAAATACATGGACAAACAAAAAATCACATTAGAGCAATATAATTTATTAGTGAAAGCGTTTCGCGGTGGTAATACACATGCTAATCGTTATAAAGTAGGCAGAATAATATCAAATGTTACTTCATATGATTTTGCATCGTCATATCCTGCTGTAATGATATGCTCGAATCAATTCCCTTCGGGCAGACTAATGGAATGCACTAATTCTGTACAAACACCTGATGAAATCGAATATTACATTAAAAATTATTGGTGCATTTTTGAGGCTGTTTTTGAGGATGTGCAGTTAAGGGATAACATTAAAACTCCTGTGCCATACATTCCAAAATCAAAAATGGTATGTTCTTCATCTGCATACAATACTGGGATTTTTGATAATGGCCGTTTGATATCGCAAAAGGATTCTTTTGAATTTAGTTTTCTGGGATGTGAATATCATATAATTAAAAATCAATATGCGGGAAAAATGAAAATAACAAAGGCATACTATACAACAAAGGGATATTTGCCCGATGAAATAAGAAAAGAGTGTTCAAATTGGTATGTAAAGAAAACAGAGCTAAAGGGCATTGAAGGCTCAGAATATGAATACATGAAATCAAAAAATCGTGTAAATGCATCCTTCGGCATGATGGTCGAGAAAATTGTAAAAGATATATCAGATTTTTCTGGCGGCACAGGCGAATTGACATTACGAACTCCTACCGAAGAAGAAGCGAGAAGTCAAATTGAATCATATTATAATGTAAGAAGCGGAAAGTTTTTAAATTATCAGTGGGGCGTAACGGTTACTGCACTAGCTAGAGTTCGCTTGCAGGAATTGATAGATATGACATACAAAGATTTTATTTATGCTGATACTGACTCTGTTAAAATCGAGAATGGGGAGAAATATAAAGAATTACTAGAAAACTATAATAAAAAATGGATTGAATATGCGGAAAATTGTGATGTATCTTTCAAAGCATATACGAAAAAAGGAGAGTTGCAAATTTTAGGCATAGCTGATTTTGACGGATTTTATAAACGATTCATAACTTTAGGTGCAAAAAAGTATGCCTATGATGATGAGAATGATCAACTGCACATTACAATAGCAGGAGTCCCTAAAAAGTTAGGAGCAAAACTGTTAGGAAAAATTGAAAATTTTAAAGTAGGTATGCATTTCATGATAGGAGCTGATGGAACACTAGAAGAACGTCAATCATGGAAAAAACGTTTATTGTATAATGACACAGATAATTTTGACATTAACATTGATGGTAACACACTGCACATTGGAACATATATAGCGATGGAAAGAACGTCATATGAATTGTCAATTACAGATGAGTACGAAGAACTTATTTCTTCCCTGAATGATCAAGAAATATATGAAAAAGATGATGTTTGGGGTTGACAAATTATATAAAACATGTTAAGATATATATGTACCGGATAGAGGGGTTCGGATAATAAAATACAGATTGTCACGGGTGAAACCGCTGGATTTTATTTACGAATGATAAACGGTGTCGGAACTTCTCTATTGCAGGTACTACAAAATATAAATAAAAGGAGAATAAAAACATGAGTGCAAAAGTAATTAAAACAAGCGAAGGTATGAGTGCAAGAAAAGTTCTGTCTTATACCTCAAGAAATGATGCTATCCCTATGAAAGAGTTAGCTAAAGGAACTATCATTCCATTTAAAGGCTATATTGAACAAGAAATTGTAAATGAATCTACCGGAGAGGTTTTTAATTCATTACTTATTATTTCTGAGCCGGATGAATCAGGATATGATGCGTTATATGCTACCAGATCGGAAAGCGTAATGCGTTCTTTATTTGGTATCATTGATACCCTTACTGATATGGGAGATACAGACCCGTTTTCAGTTAAGGTTGATAAATTAAAAAGTAAAAACGGGCGTGAGTTTATTACTCTTAGCCTTGCTGATTAAAAGGAGAATAGAATATGGCGAAATATATTACAAGAACGATTGTAACGTATAACACAAAAGTTACATTTGTAATGAATGGGCAGATTGATACATATAAGTTAAACGGAGAAGTTGGAAAAAAGGAAGCAAAGAAAATTCTTATCTCAGTATTCGGAAATAATGATATTATTATTGTTTCCTGCGAAAAAGAGGAAGAGTCTTCCGCAGTGTACAAGATGCTTGAGAAAGATTTTATTGCCATGGCAACAAAAGAAAGCACTTGTTAGCCTATTTAGTAATAAGCCCCTCTGGTTAGGGGAACCCATTCTTCCCTCCTTTCCTTAAATAGCCACCGGAATTAAAAAATTCCGGTGGCAGTTTTTATTGACAATTCTATATGATCGTGGTAAAATAACTATATAAACAAGGAAGGGGTGGTTCTATTGAAATAATAAAGGACAAATTTTCAAGATAATAGAATAGCTACAAATAAAGGATAAAATCCGAAGTAAAGATTATTTGTTACTAGTTTATAATCATTGAAAGTTTGTATATAAGTAACTGTAAATTTCATTTTATATCTTCCGATGCGCTAACTATTAAACAGTCTAATAGATTCCAAACAAACACTCTGAATTAAATTACCCGTTTTCTCTCGACGGGTAATTTTTTATTTAATAAACTCAGTAAAAGCTTCTCGCGCCTTATAACTCGAAAATCGAACAATATTATTATGATACATTTTTTTCATTCGCTTTTTAAAACGATTATCTCCGTCAAAAATGCAATCGTCCGATAAGTCCTCTTTTCTTGCGGCGAGTGCGAAATTATATGTCAAGTCAGCAGTTTCATTAACATAGTAAAATCCTAGGCCGTACAAGTACCTAATTGAAAAATATTTATTGCAATACTTAATAGTAAACAAATAATCACCTTTTAAATTAGGAGATTTTAAAATCATAGTGTTATCATCTTTTAAATATTCTTTTTTTGTTAATAGCTTACTGTAATCAGATTCAGAAAAAGATTGATTAAATGTACTTTTTGAATGGGCATCTGCGGCATTTTTATTAAAACCTTGTTCAAGAATAAAACCATTTCCTCGGTAGAAATTAGTTTCTATATTTATATCACGATTTATGCCAAAATGCTCATAGTAAGGGTTATTTACATCAATTAAGTTTCCTGTTAATATCAGTGGTAAATATCTACTCTGTAATCCGCCGCCCCTGGCAAGTGATGTATGAATAGAAAAAACTCTTTTTACCTCGTCTTTTACATAATCTCCACTTTCTGGTTGAAACTCGTCGAGCCATATTCTTGTAACATGATTAAACACATTTGAAAAGTTTCTTATATCATCACTTGAATTAAGAGAAGTGCTATAGCCGCATAGAAACCATTCATTTTCCTTTCCCCGAAGTCTAATATAAATGTTGTTAAACACTCCTTTAATACCTACTTCTTCTTTCATCTCTAAATCAGGATAATAAACTGATAATGCACTTGGAAAGTATGCCATAAAAGAAACTGCTTTTTCAAGCTGATATTTTTTCCTCATTAAAATACAAAACAATTCATTTTTTGTTAAAAATTTATTTAGAAGATATCCCCCGAACCACGTTGTTTTGCCCGCGCTACGGTTCGACGTTGAAATATACGTTTCTGGTTTGTTTCCATTTTTATCCATTTTTGATAGTAGTAAATTTCCGCTATAATGAATTTTATCATCTGATATAAAATGATTATATTTTTGCAAGTTCATAGTACACACCTCTTTACATATTTTTATATTTATGATATATTTATATTGTAACACATATACAATTAAATGTAAAGGTGGTGAATACATGCATAGTATTGGCGTGGCATTAATCTTTAATTTAACAGATTTAGTGACCGGTTTAATTTCAGCAGTTAAAGCAAAAGAAGTGCAATCAAGCAAACTGCGAGATGGAATTTTTAAAAAAATTGGTTTCTTAATCTGTTATTTTTTAGCATTAATGATTGATACTTATGGCGGTGAAGTCGGTTTTGTTTTGGATGTTAAGTTACTTCCGATTGTGCTTGGTTTTGTGTGCCTTACGGAAGTAGTTTCAATTATCGAAAATATTTCTAAAATTACTGACATTCTCCCAGAGAAACTTTTATCAATTTTTCACATTGAAAAGGAGGATAACAACAATGGCTGATACAAGTTTTGTTAGGATTCCCGAAACGATTGCAGTTTCAATCGAGGTTATCAATGGAGCATACGGAAATGGAGAAGATAGAAAAAAGGCGTTAAAAAGAGCTGGATATGATTATACGAAGATTCAGCATTGCGTGAATAATCTACTTCCCATCTGGAACAAATATAAGGAGTGATTATATGCCAGATGAAAGAAAAATCAGTCCATATGTGGTTGCCGCAATGTGCGGTTGCTGGGCGTGGGAATCCGGCATGAATCCGGGCATCTGGGAGTCGCTAATTCCAACAACGTGGGATCATGAATATCAATATGACGGCATCGGCGGATTCGGATTAGGTCAGTGGACTAATGTTGGAACTCCTTATGGCCGTTGTTATAACCTGCATACCTGGGTCACTAGTCAGGGTTATGCTGATGGCGATATCTACGGGCAGTTAAATTTTGTGTTGCATGAAAATTACTGGACAGCGGCAAATTCTGTGATGGGGTATAGCAATTTATCTGAATTTTTGTCATCAACAAGCACGAATTTACCGTTACTGGTAGAGGAATTTCTAGCATGTTGGGAAGGTGTTCCCGGAAATAAATTGACTGAGCGTATTGCATATGCTCAGAACTATTACCAGTTCATTTATGATAATAAATCAGCAAGCCCTTCCTCATGGAAGCAGACGTCAGGAAATTTCTATCAAGACCCTACCGGAAGTGATGCACATGCAAACGTAATGTTAGTTTACTGGTGGGCCGGAGGAGTAGAACCAGAGCCACCGGGGCCAACACCCGGAAATAAAGGAAAAAGCATGCCAATTTGGTTTTTTATGAGAAGAATCATTTAAGAAAGGAGTAATAAAAATGGCAGTATCAACAAAAGAAGATTTAGTTGCTAGAATTAGCGCAAGTTTCGGAGAAAATTTAAGTGATGATAATATTTCATTGCTAGAGGATTTATCAGACACTATTGATTCATTTTCAGATAAAGAAGATTGGAAAACAAAATATGAAGAAAACGATGCTTCATGGCGTAAGCGTTACAAAGAACGGTTTGAGGGAAAAGGGGATGATATTCATGATGACGAGCCTGAGATCGAACATTATGACGAACCTAAAAAATTTGACGATTTATTTACTATAGAAAGTGAGGTTAAATAATTATGGCAAAAAGAATTGCACAGAGTACACTTAATGCAAGCACGCTTGATATTTTAAATGTAATTCGGCAGAACGCAAGTTATGACTATCAGCAGAGCGTCCCTGTAGTAGAAAAATCAACAGAAATTCCGCAGGTAGGAGAAATTATTTGCGGAACCCCGGCATTAGCAAATCAGTTTTTAAATGCATTAGTGAACCGCATTGCACTAGTGAGGGCACAGAGCGTAACATTTAATAACCCGTATTCAAGACTGAAAAAAGGATATCTTGAGTTCGGCGAAACTGTTGAAGATATTTTTGTAAGTATTGCAAAAGTAATTGATTACAACCCCGATAAAGGAGAAGGAAGAGAGTTTAAGCGTTCTATTCCCGATGTGCGTAGCCAGTTTCATATTATGAACTGGCGCGTTATGTACCCAGTTACCATTCAGGACGAGGATTTACGAAGAGCTTTTTTGAGTGAACAAGGAGTAACTGACTTAATCGCAAAAATTGTAGAATCTGTATATACTGCCGCTGAATATGATGAATTTCTGTTGTTCAAGTATTTAATTATCAAGGCAGTGACAAAAGGTCAGATGTACCCGGTGGCGGTTGATGATTCTGATATGAAAAATTATGCAACTGCGTTCCGTTCAAAATCCAATGCAATCACATTTCCGAAAACGACCTACAATGCGGCATCTGTTAGAAATAATACTCCGCGCGAAAGACAGGTTATCTTTATGGACTCCGATTTCAATGCGAAATATGATGTTGAAGTTTTAGCCGCCGCATTTAACATGGACAAAGCTACGTTCATGGGAAGCTTGTTTTTGATCGATGATTTTACAACGTTTGACAATGAACGTTTCGAGGTTATCCGCGATTACTCCGACGGTATCGAGGAAGTAACCGCCGCAGAGCTTACGCTCATGAAGGACGTAAAAGCAGTTTTGCTTGACGAAAACTGGTTCCAGTGCTACGACAATATGAATAAATTTACTGAAAAATATGTGGCATCTGGCCTTTACTGGAATTACTTTTATCATACATGGAAAACCATTAGCTCCTCTCAGTTTGCTAATGCGATTGTTTTTGTTGCGAATACTGCTACAACAGATCTTCCTGCAACTATTACGTTTGAGGTTGTCGACAAGTCCATTTCCGAAACCGCTACAGTTCTTTGTCTGGAACCTCAGGTGGATGGAGCTACATTAGAACCGCATAATGTTCAGTTAGTTCAGACGGAGGCCGCAACAACCGCGGGAATTGGAGTACAGAAATATGGTGCCTTGTTAATTCCGGCTAGTGCCGTAGCTACAAAATTAACACTTGAAGCAACTGTAAATGGAACAAAATATACCGCAGGAACTACGATTGATGCTTCCGCTAACGTTGGTGTTACTGTTGTTTTTTCAAAATAAAAAATATGGGGGATTTATAATCCCCCAATAGAAAGGAATTATATGAAAGATATAGATAGAAATATAAATTCTCCGTTATATGAGCAAGCAAAAATATATCATGTAAATAATATTGCGCCCGAAATATTAGTTAATTTTAAAGATGTATTCACAGAAACTATAAATAATGGCGGTGTTTATACTGCTGACATTCAACCTGGTGAATATTATTATCGGCACATTTTAGAGCAAGTTGAATCCGACAATTCTTTTTTCTTTATCACATTATGTGTAAAAAGTTTTGAATATCCATTTTATAGTTATTATGCACAATCGCCATTAACTGCTTCCTATACTGTTATTCCGTATCATTTTATTGTAGATAGTCCAATTACAATTAAAATTATTGTGCGGAATATCAATGCAGAAAACTCAAAAATAAAAAGTTCAATTCAAATTAAAAAGAAGGTGAAATAATGTATATAGTTCCAAACAGTACTGTAGAAATATTTCAAGATATTGGCTTATCTAGTAATTATGATAACGCATTATATTTTAGCTCAACTACCGCCAAAGATGCATATTTTTCAAATATCGGAAAAATAGCAACTTTAACAAATTTCTCCTATGTATCACAGCAAAAAGGAATTATTAAAATCGGAACGCCGATTGCCAATCTTCTTTCAGCGGGATATTTACGATACAAAAACACATCATATGAAAATAAATGGTTTTATGCATTTATTACTAATATTGAATATCGTTCAAACGGCATGACGGAAATTCATTTTGACATTGATTATCTTATGACATGGATGGGAACTTTTCAGTTAAAGCAATGCTTTGTCGAACGACAGCATGTGACAGATGATTCAATCGGCGTTAATATTCTTGACGAGGGAGTAAACTATGGAGAACATGTGATTGAAGGTATTCATGATTATACACTCACCGGAACGTCATCGTTTAACCCTATCGTTATTGTGACAGCGGCTGAGTCAGGCGGCTCAGGTGGAGGTATTGCAGGCGGAGTTTACAGCGGATGCGCTATATCTGTTTTTGTGACAGCTGAATCTGCAAATAATTATATCAATTCTTTAATTGATAAAAATAAGGCAGACAATATTGTTAAAATATACTCACTCCCTGCTAAATATGTAGTGCCTGGCGGTACTCCGATTGAAGACCGATACAAAGAAACTCACACAAATAATAAACCCTATAATACACTCGACGGATATGTTCCAAAAAATAATAAATTGTTCTGTTATCCATATAAATACGCAGAGGTAAGTAACGGAGAAGGAGATAAAAAAGATTATAAATACGAGTGCTTCAACACAGTACCGGGAAACGCAAGTAGCGGAACATATAGTTTCACAGAGCAAGCGGCCTTTGGGGCATCAACTCAGGCTCTTTTTATGCCGATTAACTACAAGGTTCAGTCCATGTCAGGAAATGGGCAGTTAGAAATTGACGAACGTGTGAGTTTGTCAAGTTTTCCTTTATGTGCGTACAATATTGACACATACCGGGCATATACAGCACAACAAAATACATCCGCACCGAATAGCCTATTTAACAGCTTCACGAAAGGAGCAATCAGCGGCGGTGCCACCGGAGCTGGCGGAGGTATCCTTGGTGCAATCGGTGGCGCGATTATGGGCGGCATTAGCAATAGCATAGGAAAAGTTGTTGATTTATTAACTGTTAATACTATGCCTGTTGAAATGGGTACCAGAAATCAGGGAACACAGGAAAGTGATTTCCTGCTTGCCACAAAGCAGAAAGGTTTCAGAATCTATGAAAAATGTATTACGAAAGCATACGCGAAAGTAATTGATGATTATTTTTCAGCTTTTGGATATGCCGTAAGGCGAACTGCTACTCCCAACATGAATGCAAGGCCGCATTGGACGTATGTAAAAACTACAGATTGCATAGTGGAGGGAAATTTACCGTCTGACGATGCAAGAAAAATCGAAAATATTTTTAACTCTGGTTGTAGGTTCTGGAAAAAACACACGGAAATTGGAAACTACGACCTTGATAACACCCCGGCGTAAGGAGGTGATATTGCTTGGGTAAAAAGAAAAGCTATTTCGATGACTCTTTAGCTCTTAACATGAGATCGTATGGTCAGTATCTTTCCATTTTGCGACAAATTTCTATTAGTATGTTTGAGTGGAAAAATCTACCTTCTAGCGTTGATAGCCGCTATATTGAGCAAGCATTATTTTATAATGCAGGGGCAGTATATTTCAATGACGAAGTAATTGGCAATCTTGCACTAGACGTAGTATGTAATGGAAATTTTAACGTTTATGGTGAACCTATTAAACGGGTGGCGTATTCTAAATACAATAATTATCGAAAATCATTATATGATACTGACAGTGTTATTATATGGAATAATATGGATAGGACACCAACTTTTCCAACAGTTGAATTATTTGCACAGAGACTGTACAATCTAGACAGAATCATTGATGTAAATGCCAACGCTCAAAAAACACCTACTTTGATAAAATGTGATCAGAGACAACGACTAACACTGCTAAATGCATTTAAAGAAATGGATGGCAATAGTCCCGTAATCTTTGCTGACAATTCGTTTGATGAAAACACTGTTATTTGTTTAAAAACAGATGCACCTTTTGTATGTGATAAAATTTATGATTTAAAAACAAATTTATGGAATGAAGCTCTTACTTATCTGGGCATTCCATCGGCAAATGTTATGAAAAAAGAACGGCTGATTAAAGATGAGGTTTTAAGAGGTCTGGGCGGAACTCTTGCGAATAGATACTCACGATTATCTGAACGGAAGCGATCAGTAGAAAAAATCAATAGTATGTTCAAAACAAATATTGAAGTAACCATCAGGGATGAAATTGACGACCTCGGAAAAATAGATGCAGGTTTAGATACTCCTATGTTGGGAGGTGAAAATAATGAGTAAATACACAACGGAAGTGAGATATATCTGTGAGCAAAAAGCAGAATTAAAAGAAAGCGTCGGGTTTAATAGTATTAATTCTGTACTTGAAAAATCATGGGATAAAATTTTCACAACTAACTGGGAAATTTTCGACGAAAGCTATAGAAAGATTCTCTGCGAAAAAATCTTGAGATCTTATTATACACGAGAAATTTGTGCAGAAACCGTTGGTTTATGGCAGTTGTGGCTTGACTCAACGTTATGTGAAATTATGCCAATGTACAACCAATTGTATAAAACAACTATTTATGAATTTAATCCCCTGTATAACACAGATATGACTACTACATTCACAAAAACAGTAACGGGAAATGATAGCAAAACAACAACGGGAAATAACAGCAAATGGAACGATATGTCAACTTCTAGCAAAAATACTAAAACAGACGATTACCTTGTTAAAGATTCATCAAAAACAGACAGCACCAGCAAGGGAAATACTAATTCAGAAAGTAGTAATAATGATACATTCGATGAAACAAATAAATTCAATGATACACCGCAAGGAGGTGTTAATGGAATTGAATCCGGAAATTATTTGACTGATATTCGAATGATTTCACGAACTGGCACAACAACTAATTCATCAGATGAAAATTCTACAAGTTCACTAAATGGAACATATACGAATGAAAATCTAAATAAGGGCACTACTGTGAATGATGGAACTGCCCGTTCAAATACAACTGAAACTGGAACAACAAACGCTTCCGAAACTGGCACATCAGAAACAACCGAAACATGGACGGAAAAAGTGATGGGAAAGAATAACAGCGAAAACTATGGACAGTTATTAGTTGAATTTAGAAAGTCAATTATCAATATTGATAAAATGATAATTGATGAATTGAAACCATTATTTATGCAGTTATGGTAGGAGGTACAAATATGGATAAAATTTTCATTCCTTGTAGCGCAAAAATACTGCCGTTGAGCTATGATGACAGTTTAAGCTATTATGAACAACTGTGCAAACTTACAAATAAAATGAATGAACTTGTTGAATTTATTAACAGTAACTTCAGTGAACAAATTCAGAACTACCTTGATAAAAAGTTTGATGATTTAATGATAAATGCTATTTACGACGAAGCAACCGAAACTATTGTTTTGGAGAAAGGAACAAAATAGGAGGTATGGCTAATGAGCGATGTAAGTAAATTTAAAATTTTAGATAAGATAGTTAAAATAAAAGATACCGAGGGCAGAGCCGAAGCAATCGCACGGTATAATCAACTTTTAGATAAAATGGAAAAAGAATTCGAAAAAGTCGACAATAATTTCTTGCAAGTTGATAATAAATTTACAGCTGTTAATAGTGCTGTTAGTAAAATAAATAGCAAAATATCGAATTTTGTTAATGTTGTTACTGATTTCGGAGCGGATAATACGGCTAAAACTGATTGCACGGAAGCTCTGAAAAAAGCTTTCGCTGTGCAAGACGCTTTTATTTATTTTCCGGCAGGTAATTATCTTATCAGTGATAGCATTAAAATAAAATCTAATACCTATGTATATGGTTATCGAGCACTAATTCAGAACAAAGATAGTAATAATATGTTCATCAATGATTCTGATGGAACTATTGGTGGTTATAATGCCAATAGCCATATCACTATTGATGGATTATGGTTTAGAGGCTTGAATATGACGCAAACGATTGTTGCATTTGGTCATTGTAGCGATATTCGAATTATTAACTGCGATTTTGCCAGTAACTCAGATACTCATGAACAACAGAATTGGCATCTAGTAGAAATCAACAGTTGCCGAAGGGTGCTGATTGAGAATTGCCATTTTACAGGAACCGCTACTTTCAAGACTGAAATGTTGCAGTTGGACGTTGCTACTCAAGCAATGGTTTTTCCGTGGTTCGGGCCGTATGATAATACACCGTGTACTAATGTAGAAATTAGTAATTGTAATTTTTCACACCCAGAGAAGTATGGATATGAGACACTAGGTTTAAGTGATGCAGGAATTGGTAATCATAATGGAGCTAATTCGGCGCCGATTGAATATATAAATATTCATGGATGCCATTTCAATAATGTTAAAACAGCATTCAAATTTGAGTATTTACATTTTAGTATTATTGATAATAATATTGCTGAAAATTGTATGAGTGGTTTTGCATATCTTACCAGCCATATTATTGATACTGTAAAAATTACAAATAACACTTTCTATGGCAATGTTGATGATTATACCGACAAAGTAAGTAATACAGCCCTTGGACGTGGTATCTCGATTGGAACATTGAATGGACAACAGTGTAGCAATAATATTATCAGTGGAAATAATGTTATTGGATTTGCAACGCATGGAATCGCTGTAAATGGTGAATTTTGCGACGTAAGTAATAATATCATCAAAGGTAATGGATATACTGGATTGTATACTGATTATGATAATTATAAATGTAATTTTCATGATAATATCTGTGATGGTAACGCGAGGTTAGACCAGGAAAACTGCGATCTTTTTGTTTCTCACACTCATACTAGTAAAATAATTCGAAGCGGTGGAAACGATATTTATAATAACAAAGCGTCTATTATCAGATGTGCAGTTTACAGTACTGATAATTTGAAAAGTAGGGTACATGATAATGTATACAGTGAGTTTGCATATCCTACTACTTTTAATAAGCTTAATGTGTATGGAAATACTAAATTCAATGGTAATCCAAATTATGCATTCGATAATGCTAGTGTTTCCTCTCCTTCAGGGGGGCAATGGTATACTCCAGTACATTTTACTACAGACCATACTTGTTATGCTTTAATTAACTTTCAGGTAATTATACCCGTTAATTTTACAGGAACTTTTAACATTAGAATTATAGATACCAGTTCTAATACTACTCTAGGTTTTGATACAATCGACACGTCACACGCAAGTAGTACTACTCATACTGGAGGTAATCTTACTATATTCGTAAAAATTCTAAACGGGCACACTATTTCTGGCGAGTTGTTTTTTGTTTATAGTGACAAAGCGGTTCAAAGTGTAGATGCACAAATTATTATGCTTGAATTACCCGTGCCGCTTGAAAACACTGATACAGTATAAGGAGGGCTAAAGCCCTCCTTTATTATGCAAATACATATATTATTAACATTAAGATTACAAATAAATCTAATATAAAACATGTGATCAAGAAATCTTTCATTGTTTAATCATCTCCTTATACCAATATAACAATAGCATGAGAAAATAACTTAAAGTAATCAACTTGCTTTTTAATATGCTTTCTGACTCCGGTAATTCGTAAAAAGTGATACCTTTTTTCTGTGAAACAAGCTCTTTTCCTGTTGCCTGTATTACCGTAATAAGCGTTTTCTTATCGACGTTACCGCACGCATATAACAAATCCTTCACTGTCATTTCCATTTCCCTCCTTTTAATTTGCTATATCTCTTTTGATGATTTAAGTATAGCACATGTGCACACCTCTGTCAAGTATTTTTATTTAACTAAACAATTAACATTTTACATCACTACTAAAACAAACCACCCGATCAATTAACATTTTATCTTAACAATAACAATTTTTATTATCCACAAGAATCATCGAAACATATCGTTAACAATTTTTATTAACACCAAACACACATCACAG